CTGTCAGCTTTTGGACAAGGTTAGGGCTTGCGAAGTACTACTGGATTTTTGTTTACAACAAAAGTTTGAATACCAGAACCAGAATAAAAAGATCCGTTACCCATAACAGTTCCTCCCTTGCCATCAAATATGTCTCGATCTTTAACAACAACTCCGGTAGGGCCGGAATAATTTCCCTTGTCATTAACGTACACGCCCTTGGGAGTTGCAAAAAGATTACGATCTCTTGTGATTAATTTACCATTAACAATGGCAGTATCTTTATCCAAAACAACAGCACATCCACTTTGTCTATAAACTCCGCCAACAAAATCGCTCATTTCAGAATCATCAGCCAATGCAACCGAAGCCAAAACCATCATCAGTAAGATTTGAATTGTTTTCATGTGAAAACTATTCAGTATCCACCAAATGGAGTCAAGCATGAAATTAGGCTCACGACAGGTTGGTGCGGTTGGCGTGACTCGCGTCACCGGCGCGTTGCTACGATGTGGCTACAATGTGCTTGAGCCATACGAAGACTTTTCCGGATACGACCTGGTGGCAGAAAAGAACGGAAAGTTTACTAGGCTCCAGGTCAAGACTGCCCAAGTAATCGAACCTGGGCGCACGAAGTACAGGTTTACAACATCAATCGGGAATGGATTTAACATTCCAAAAAGGCCAATTACCGGAGTTGATTACGTTGTATGCTGGGCAATGCATGATGATCTTTTCTGGTTGTTGCCAATAGCCAAATGCAGGACATTGACTACAAAGCTTTGTCCCTCGACAGGGCAAAGTTGGCGTGTATTTCAAAACCTATGACCGAGGAACAAGCCTGGGCAAAGTTTGAGGAAGCCATGAGAGATGTCCAATCTTTCGATGAGGCAATCGCATGGTTGAACAAGCATCCGGAAATTAAAGAAGGCCTTACTGTTTACGAGATGATGCGCCAGTTCAATAGGGATATTAGCGAAGCTAATAAGTATTATCGCAATTAAATTTGGTTGTTGACCCGACATAGGTCGTTCCGCTAGAACCAGCGGATGGGAAAAATCAATAGCAGGGCAAAGGGCGCAGCGGGAGAGCGGGAGTTAGCAGGATACCTACGCGAGCAGGGATGGCAGAAGGCTAGGCGCAGTCAGCAGTACGCTGGCAATCCAGAGGGTGGTAGCGGGGATGTGGTTTGCGAGAACTTTCCTTTTCATATCGAAGGCAAACGTTGTCAGCAGTTAAAACCGGAAGCCTGGATGCAACAGGCCATGCGTGATTGTCCGAATGGTAAGATCCCAGCGGTGTTCTTCCGGCGCAACGGAGAGAAGAAGTGGTTAGTCATTTTGACAGCCGATGACATTTGTGAACTTGCGCGAACAATCGCTCCTCCTCGCATGGAGATTGAGCATGCCAATGCATTAACCCATACCGCAGTAGGCGGAGGCTTTTGGGTTAAAAAGCCAGACGAACTTCACCCCACATACATACAACCAATACAAAACCCAAATAAATAAAGGAGATAACATGGCACTAACCATAAGCGAAACATCAAAAAACACGGAGCGCAAGTTGCCCGAAGCCGGTGCAACAGTTGGCGTTCTTTACAGCTTGGTAGACCTCGGTCACCAGGAAACCAATTGGGAAGGACAGAAAAAGTTCTCGCCCAAGGTTCGCCTAACCTTCGAGCTTCCGGATCAAACGGATGAGTTCGAGGTTGAGGAGAATGGCAAGCGTACCAAGGTATCCAAGCCGATGGTCGTATCCATCGAGCAGACCCGCAGCCTTGGCGAGAAAGCCAGCCTGCGGAAACTCTTGGAACAATGGCGCGGCCAGACATTCACGGCCAAGGAACTACAGGCATTCAGCCTGAAGAACCTTCTTGGCAAGCCAGCCATGCTGACGCTGATCCACAAGACCAGCCAGCAGGGACGGCAGTACTGTGCCATTGCCGGAGCTTCAAAGCTTCCTAAGGGCATGACTGCTCCTGCCAAAACCACCAACGATCTCATGTACTACGAGATCGAGGAGAAAGAAGGAGGTCAGTTCAAGGATATGCCGGAATGGTTGCAGGATAAGATCCGCGCATCCAAAGAATTTGGCGCATCCGGATCGTCTTCTGGTCCTGTCAAAATCGGAGACAAAGACGGCAACGGCGAAAACGTACCGTTCTAAGTTATATGGCACTTACTATTACAAGTAAGGAGCCATCCAATACCCGTCTGGTCCACAGCGACCAGGCGGGTCATTGGTACACAGCAGAGGGTGAATCCGCCCATACTGTGCTGGGCAAAAATGGAAATTTCCGGAACACGACTGTGGCTGATGCCAGGAAGATGCTTCTATACCCTAGCGTCACAAGCATCCTATCTATTCTTGACAAGCCACAGCTTACCAATTGGAAGATCGAACAGGCAATCATGGCATGCTTGACGCTGCCAAAGGAGGAAAATGAAACACTCGAAGACTACGCAAAGAGAGTCGTTAAAGACTCGAAAGAATCAACAGGGAAAGCAGCTTTGCACGGGACGCTTATGCACACCGAAATGGAGAACATCCTCCTGGGAAGAGCCGTATCCGGAGATGAAACACTTGCTCCGTATATCGAAACCTTTAAGAAGTGGTCCGATGCAAACATTGAGAAAACGTACTGGTGCGAAAAGGGTCTTGTCGGCGCAGGCTATGCGGGAAGGTGTGATGCCTACGTCAAGCTACGCAATGTGGGTGACGCTATCATCGACCTAAAGAATAGGAAAGTGAAGACAGGGATTCCATTTTTCGACACGGACTGCGCCCAGCTTTGGGCCTATAGGTCGGCAAGTGAGAATCCAAAATGCGCATGCGTTTCGGTAGTCCTAGCATCGAATGACCCAACCAAGTTGATGACAAAGGTGTGGGACGAGGAAGAACTTTACCAAGCCGGAATAGCCTTTTGCGCTATGCAAAAGGTTTGGTCTTGGGTAAAGCAATACACACCACCTGGCATGAAGCTGTGAACGCCCCTACAATCCAAGAGATGGGCAACGCTGCGCAGGAGATCGTGTGGCGTGTGATGGGCAAGGGATCGGATAAGTCTGCCTACGGCGATTGGCTGGAGAAAGATCGGCCTACCCACGATTACCACATTGCCAGAGCGATCCGGCACCTAGCTACCGCGCAGATGCAGCTTCACAAATCTTCACCTTGTCCTGACAACAATGGTGAAACAAGTGTTGACCATCTTGAGCGTGCGTTGGTAAGGTCGCTGTTCGTGTTAGCACAAATAAAGAAAGAGGTACCAAGATTATGACAAAACTAGATGACACAGAAGTAACATTCAATTGGGATGGCAAAGAATATACTGCATATGGAAATGCAGATATTGAAACAGCCATTAAGGACATTGGTCCGATTGGATATCGCGAACACTACGAGTGCGAGGTTGCCGACAATGTAACTATGTCGAACATCGAGATTCAACTCAACGGCGAGGTTGTCAAAGATCCACCGAAAGAGTTATTTGATAAGGCAGATGATGCGCTGTGCCGCCAAGCCGAAGAAGATTTTGACGCTGGTAAATGAAAGCTGCAACAATGAAACGCGCATTAGTAACTCAAGCATTCGGAGACGATTGGAAGAAGGTTTTGGATCTTACCAAGCCAAGGATGGAAGCTTACTGCAAGAGGCATAAGATTGATTTCCTTGCACTTGAAAAGCCATTGGTCGAGCCGGTGCAATATAGCAAGTCCGCAATCGGGAACATCATGGCAACGAAAGGATATGAGCAGATCACGTTTGTTGACTCGGATATTCTGATTGCAAACGACTGCGATGACATGGGTGCTGAAGTAAACATGTTCTGCGCATTCGATGAGGGTGCGTTCTTAGATCGCAAGTATGAGATGGGCAAGCTGGCAAGTGCATTTGGGGCGCAGATTGATCCTAGGTTCTACGTCAACACAGGCGTGTTTGTGATCTCATCCAAGGCTGTTGGTGTCCTGTCGATGCCTCCACTCGGACTGCTGCCAAACCATTTTGCCGAACAGACCTGGATGAACATTATGGTCCACCTGTGGAATGTTCCGGTACAAGAACTTGATCCGGCATACAATTGTATGACCAGCGTTGAGTCGCACTTTGGCCTAGACCGATATAAGGATGCGTACTGCATTCATTATGCAGGACAGTCCGGAGACATGCCTAAATTGATTGAACAGATTAAGTCTGACGATGCCAAGCTTGTGGAGCTTGGTCGATGACCACAGTCAAGGTGATTGCCGAGTGTGGCAAATGGCGCATTCATACCACAGCCGGATACACGATTGGTCCCCGCTTATTGGGGGCTGTGCCAGCGAATGGTTTACCTCCGCTCACAGACATATTTGATACCAAGCAAGAGGCACAGGACGCAGCCTTCCTATGGAACGAGTACGCCAAATGGGTTGAGCATCACAAGAAGAAAACCAAGAGGAGATACTGATGCGCTCGACCCATCTTACCAAGGGAGACTACGATGAAAAGCTACAGCAATTGGCCGGAGAGGTTGCCAAGCGAGCGATTGATGATGTTCGGTTACTTCAACGGCGCGGAGTGATTAATGGAATGAAGATCCTGCGCCGGAACCTAGGCAAGAGATTCTTCCTTGGTGATTGCGAGGAGTACAAGAATGTTCACCAGATTCAGAAGCTAATCAGAGACTTTAAAATTGGTGCAGTTGGATTTTGGTGCCGAGCCTCTGGGGTTCCTATTGACAACAAGACTTTGATTAGGCGAGTCTTCAAGGCTACAAAATGATACTTATTTCAGTAGCAGACTTGGCCTGGACTGCGTGCTGGGTTGTTCTTTACATGTCTCTGATGGCATCTTTACTCGCATTCCTGTTGCTTGGTGTTTATGCGTTGTTCTGCTGGATAAAAAGGGAGATTGATAATGGAAAATAAATATGTTCAGAAGTTAATGAGTGCAACGGTGGATAGGTATGTCCTGACTCCGGCGCAATGCATGATGTTGCGGGATGACGCGCAGATCATAGGAATGAAACGCGCAGCTGTGATGAACAAGGATGGAACGACAAAAAGATCATACACCAGAACGTGCTCGTCATGCTGGGTTCCAAACAGCCAGCATCATAAATGGATCTACAACATTATGAATGAGCTTACCAAGGCTATCAACGAGGATAATTGGAAGTTTGATATTACAGGAGTGCAACAGTTACAGATCCTAAAATACAACGCATTCCAGAGATTCATGTGGCACTATGACCTGTACAACGGAAGCGACAGGAAACTTACGGCAGTTGTGAACCTATCCGATCCTACCGAGTACTTGGGTGGTGGATTGCAGATTAAGGCCGACATCAACAACGTGCAATTTATCCGCGAACAGGGAGCCGGATGTTGGTTCCCATCCTACTTGGAGCATCGCGCCCGTGCGCCGATATGGGGTACCAGATGGGTGTTGGTTGGTTGGTTTACAGGACCTTCTTGGCGATGACCCACGTTTCTAATCTGCCCCGCCACTTGTACGTCAAGTGCGACATGGAGTTTGTTTCTGATGGCGAGAAGCAGGGGCTGGAAGACGCTGTCTGGTTCGGCCTAACAGCAGTACCTGGACGAGCTTGGGGATGCACTGTGATGCTCAAGTGCGGTGCGTTGTATCGAGGCTTACCACTCCACGCTCTGATGCACGGCGATGTAGCGATTATGGATTGGGACATTAGCGATGCGCAACGCTGGGACTGCTTTGGATGGAACTTTACGACAATCGAATACGATTACCTCATGGGATTGTCTTGCAGGGTATGGATCGCCAGCAAGAAGACATGGGAGACTGGTCGCTACATGTTCACAGCCGAACCTTACGGGGATGGATTTTCAATGGCTCCGGAACAAACCAAGTCACATCATTTCATCGCACTTAACAATGGACGGATCACGGCAGTCCCAGGAAATAATGTCCTTTGGAAAGAATCAAGCTTCACCACTCCAGGCGATAAGCCTAATTGGTTGCGGACGCAGTCGCAGGTTTGGCATGGAGAAGATGCCGCATGGGATGATGTGGTTGGTGAAGAAACAGCATAGGGGGTCACAATGCCACTAGGTAAAGACGTATCGAAGAACATGAGCGAACTTGCAGCGGACAACCGCAAGAAGGGCAAGGAGCGTGGAGCAGGCGGAAAGGCTCGTTCCCGCAAGCAGATGATTGCCATTGCACTGTCGGCTGCTGGCAAGAGCAACAAGTCACCTCGCAAGTTCCGCATGCGGTCCGGAATGTAATGGAAGTAGAGGCAAAAGACCGCCTCAAGTGGGCGTGCGACATCCTTCTCTCTGCCAGAGGAAAACTGGCGGTAGAGAGGGATCGCGCGAACCACGGACATGCGATTGACATTATCCAGATCATTGCTCTGGTCGATGCAGCGGCTTTGGTTTGCAAGGAAATAGCGGAGGAGAAATGAAATACTTATCAGTATGCTCTGGCATTGAGGCAGCGTCCAAGGCTTGGGAGCCGATTGGATGGGAGCCAGTAGCGTTTTCAGAAATTGAACCATTCCCGTCAGCGGTGCTGAAGCATCATTGGCCGGAGGTTCCAAACTTAGGAGACATGAGCAAACATGAACAATGGACAATACAAAGCGGATCAGTTGACCTTCTGGTCGGAGGAACGCCATGCCAATCCTTCAGCGTCGCAGGACTTAGGCAAGGACTCAAAGACCCAAGGGGAAACCTTATGCTTACATACCTTGCAATCGCTGAACGTCTCAAACCTCGATGGCTTGTCTGGGAAAATGTCCCCGGTGTCCTGTCATCTAACGGAGGAAAAGATTTTGGTTCCTTCCTCGGAGCGTTGGGGGAGCTGGGGTATGAGTGGGCATACCGAGTCTTGGACGCTCAGTGGTTCGGAGTGGCCCAGCGACGCCGACGTGTGTTCGTTGTCGCACATCTTGGAAAAGGGAACCTTGCCGCAAAGGTTTTATTTGAGTCCGAAAGCGTGCGCCGGAATCCTGCGCCGAGCCGAGAAACGAGGCAAGGAGTTGCCACCAATGTTGCGCCAAGCCTTACAGCAAGCAACGACCCAAGCCGAAGCCCCCAATCCAGCGAGGTAACTCAGCAAGTTAATGCGGTGTTAGAGGCCACGACCTACAGGATGCAAGCGTTCGGGGAATACTCCGATGATGGAACTGCTTCAGCAATGAAGGCTAGGGATTACAAGGACGCTACTGATCTTGTTGCTCTTAAAAAATCTCATTGGGATGGATCTGATGTTCATCCAACACTCAATCAATCATTCAACACAGGATCAATAGGTTATTCAAATCAGGAGATATTTTCACAAGGTGGATCTGGATTGGTGCAAGCCATACCAATCCACGATCAAGCCACTCGCAACGCTGGCAAGCGGGGAGACAAGCAAGACGGAAAGGGCAATGGACTTGGAGTGGGTAAGCTAGGTGATCCGGCTCCTACCTTAACTAAAGGAGACAAGCATGCGATTGCTTTCCAAACTTCAGAGCTTCGCCTTACTGGCAAGCTGACTGAACAAACTGTTTGCCCAACGCTCAAGGCAAACACAAAGGCAGGCGATACGGAGGTCAAGGTTGTCCTGTACGAGAACCATCCCAACGACAGCCGAGTAACTGGCCCGCACGATGTCGCTCCTAGTTGCGTATCACGATATGGAACTGGTGGTGGGAATGTGCCGTTGGTGCAGGAGGCGATTGCCTTTGAGCCTGGTATTGCAACCAGAGAAGGCAGCGAGAGCAGATTTGTTAAGGAACTATCTCCGACATTGCGGAAGGAGATGGGAGATAATCAAGTGGCGGTTGCAGTCGATTGCTACAACAAAACAATTGGAGAGAAGTCGCAGTCAATTTCGTCTTCAGCATCCGACATCAATCATACTGGTGGAGTCATCAATCCGGCGGATCGGATGGCAGTACGCAGACTCACACCAAAAGAATGTGAACGACTCCAAGGCTTTGGCGATGACCACACGATGATCTCTTGGCGTAACAAACCAGCGGATCAATGCCCAGATGGGCCACGATACAAAGCACTAGGCAACTCAATGGCCGTGCCGTGCATGGCTTGGATTGGGAAAAGGATTGACGCAGTAGAAAAAGTAAATAGAAAGGCAAGCCAATGAAACTATGGACCAATCAAACCAATGCAATCCACAAGGTGGATGACAACCTTCTTCATGTTCGCAATACCTACGTCATTCCAGACGAATTGACCGGAGGGATATGGGCAGATTCAATTCCATGTCCACACAAGATTAAGCCGTATTGGCCTGGTCGTGCTGCTGGTGGGGCAACAGCCGTCTACCGCGCTGGTGCAATCGGTGATGCGATCATTGCTACCGCCTTCGTCAACTACTTGGTGCAGGAGTCTGGCGGGATAGTCGATGTTTACGCACCTGCTAGGAACCTTCCGCTCTACGCCGGACTAGGCGCAAAGCTTTACCCGCTGCCATGCACCCTGGAGGCATGGAGTTCATACGATTCGCACTTACCCACGGATGATCTATTCAGCGGTCAGGTTGGGGAGACGAAACTCGGAACTGGTCCTGGTAATTGTTACAAGCGGATCTACGAATGGATGGGGGTGTGGGATGAGAAGACGATGGCGAAGTATTGCAAGCCCATGCTTCACCTAATCGAACCAGATCACGAAGAGATCAAGGCATTGGGTAAATGGCCGTTACCGGAGAAGTATTTTGCCTACCACGTTTCATCTTCCGGACCTACTCGCACCTACCCGCCAAAGATGGGGCAGGATGCAGTCCTGGCATTGCTGGAAGCTTTCCCCGAACATCACGCAGTAATCATCGGGCTGGACAACAGCAACAATTTCCATGTCGATCATCCGAGAGTCATTGACTTGTTCAATACGACCAAGGCGATCCGCTCGCTGTTCCCTGTGGTAGCCAACGCAGACTTTGTGGTGGCTCCGGATAGTTCTGTAAACCACATCGCTGCCGGACTCAATACGCCGTGCGTGTCGTTGTGGGGGTCGTATGATC